GTCACATCCCGGATGATCATATGGCCGTTTTTGGAACAGATGCGGGTGTGACGTGTACCACTGTTTCATGGCCTGCATGGGCGTGAGACCCTTGAGTGCGGCCTGGGGCAGCTGGTGGTTGTAAAGCCAAGCATAGCGCAGCAGGGTCTTCTCGAGATCCTCGCCGCTGATGAAGTGGTGGCTGCGCAGCACCTCCTCGATGCGGCCGTTGAAGCGCTCTACCATCCCGTTGGTCTGGGGGCGTCGCACGCGCGTGGTGCGGTGCTCGATGCCGAGTGCCTCGCACAGGCTCTCGAAGGCGTGGGTGGCACTGGGCTGCCCCAGCAGCCGTGCGGTGAACTCCTTGCCATTGTCTGTGAGGATCTTGTTGATCTTGATCGGGCACGCCGTGAGCAGCGACTTGAGGAAGGCGCGCGCGTTTCTCGCGCTCTTGGAGGCGTACAGGGCAATGAAGACCCAGCGCGTGGCACGGTCGATGGCCACAAAGAGGTAGCGCCGCCGCGTCTCATCGGCCATTTGCGGCAGGTACTTCACGTCGATATGAATGAAGCCCGGCTCGTAAGCGGCAAAGGGCTGATGTGCGGGTTTGGGCACCTGGGGCTTGAGGGATCGCAGCGACCCCACGCCGTGGCGTCGCAAGCAGCGATCCAGTCCCGAGCGCGACACGTCAGGACAGACGAACTCGCGCATGACCGACAGCAGATCATCCAGCGGCAGCAGCAGCGTCTTGCGCAGCTCCACTGCAATGGCCTCCTGCGCCGGGGTCATGGTGGTACGCAGCCGGTGCGGGGTGTGGGAGCGATCCAGAAAATCCTCGCGGCGCTTCCACTTGTACACCGTCATGAGCGAAACGCCGTAACGCTCAGCCAACACCGCAGCCGGCTCATCCGACAGCGCGATCTCGCGCCGTATGGCTGGCGTTGTACGCGCCAGGGCATGCAGCTTGATGTTCATGAGGGCATCTCCCGATGATGGTCGTCAACGCCTTGACCCGCTGCCCAGCAGCTCGCGCAGAACGCTTACCGCCAGCAGGTACGCATGGCGTGATGGCACTATCCAATCATCCGGGATGCGACAAGTAGGGCCACAGTAGCGCGGTCAACAACAGCGCCGAATGGAAGTAGGGCGACAGCAACACGTCGCGCCAGCCGCCATAGACGCGCCAGTAGCGGCAAAAAATCTCGCCCACGCCCGCATACGACGACCTGATCGCACGCCACAGCGACATCGGTGTCACATCAATAAGCCCAGCTTGCGCAGCATTTTCTGCGCCGCGTCGCGCAGCACGGCACTGCGCAGTTCTGTGTTCGGATCGTAGCTAACCTTCTCTTACTGGCGAATGGCAAGTATCAATCCGACTGCTCCGCCCACTGCCTGAGCGCCTCGATCCGGCCGCGGCAGGTTTCATAAAGCGCGGCGGCGTCGATCATCCAGCCGGTGACGGCGGTGTCGGTGGCGGTGAGGCCCTCACCCCATGCCCCTCTCCCCTCTGGAGCGGGGTGAGCGGGATCGGCGGAAGGGCCGGCAGCGGGGCCAAGAGCGCCGCCGGGGGCTTGGGGCACGGGGCCAAGACGGATGCCGGGGGATTGTGCGAGCAGGCCGAGATGCTCGCTGCCAAGACAAGGACGGCTGGGTAGCGCATACAAAGCGGCTTTGACACGGGCTTGTTCCTCCTTCAGACGGGTTTCCAGGCGGGCTTGCGCGGCGACGGCGGCGTCGGCTTTGGCCTGAGCCGCTTCGAGGCGGGCGCGGGCGGCTTCGGCGGCGTGGCGGCGTTCGGCCTCGCGTTCGCGTTCGATGGCGGCGAGCTTGGCCGCGTGCGCCTGCGCCGCGGCTTCGAGCCGCCAGCCCTGGATGGCCCAGGCGAGCGCGAAGCCGGCCAGCGCGGGCAGCAGGTAGCGGGCGACGGTGATGAGCATCGGCAGCGGGATCATTCTCGGTGGGCCTCCCAGGCGTCGCGGCAGGCCGCGTCGCACCAGCGGGGTGCTAGCATCGCGGCGGATTCACACAGCGGCGGCATGGGCAGCGGTTCGCCGCACCAGAGGCAAACGCCAGTGGCGGCTGGGCCTTCCGGCCTGCGGCTTTGCATCAGCCGCTCGGCTGCGCGCTCGATCTCGATTTGGGCGCGGTCGGCGTCATCCATGGGCCTCTCCCATGCACAGCCGGTACTGGCTGTGGCCGCCGCTTTGCGATTTGACGGTCGCTGCGCTCACGTTAGCCTCCGCCGATACATTGCGTGTATTCCGCCTGACGTCTTTTGACCAGCCCCGGCAGTTCGCGCCCGCCGGCGCGGGTCCAGCGCAGCAGCTCACGGCAGGCATCGGCATAGAGCGTCTCCCGCTCGCTCGGGGAGAGGGTCGGGGTGAGGGTGGCCTTGAGCTTTTTCGTGAGCGTGGAGCGGCAGGCGGCTGCGCTGCCGACGTTGTAGGCCCACGAGACATAGGCGTCCCACTCGTGGCGGTAAAGCGGCACGGGGCCGATGCAGGCGGCAAGCTCCTGGGCGATCCGGTCGGCATCGCGGGCAAGCTGCACCACGGCGCGCTCGGGCGTCACTGTGTCGCCCGGCCGCACGGGGCGGCCGTCGATCTGGGTGGTGCCAAAGCCCACGGTCTGCACGCCCACCCCGTCGTCGTAGGCACGGCCTCGGTAGCCTTCAAAGTCGGCGATGAGTCCCACAGCGATGGCTGAGGCCCCCAGGCCGGCGATGAGCTGGCGTTTCATCCCCTTCTGACCTCCGGTCCGGTTTTTTTGAGCTGCGCTTCGAGTTCGCGGGCGACGGCTTCGCCCACGGTCTGACGGATCAAGGGCGGTAGCGGCCGGCGGGCCATTTCTTCGGCGGCCTGGGCGAGGAAGGGCCGGGGCTTCATGCCCTGGACGGATTTGACCGGGTGGGCGGCCCCCTTCCAGTGCAGGGCCTTTTTGGTCTTGGGCACGATCTTGCGGCGCATGGGCCCATAGAGGCCGGTGCCGTCGTGCACCCAGCGGGCGTAGTAAAGGTTGGTGCCGACCACCGCTTCGGTGTCGGAGAGGAGCTGGCTGGTGATGGACTTGCGCAGTTGCCCGGTTTTGAACGGGATGCGGCCCTGGTCGGTGGCGAGATCGCGAAGATACTCGGCCAGTTGGGCAAGGACTTGACGGCTGAGCGCGCTCATGCCTTGTGCCTTTTATCTTTAGCCTGGAAATCCGCGCATCGGCGCTTCCATCCAAAGGCGGTGTCAGCATAGCCTCGTGGGGCGTAGAAGCGCGGCTTGTGCCCTTTCAAGCACCTCAACTCGTTGAATAACTTGCACTCATCACAATGCCTTGTCTTCATCCCCACACCTCCACTTCGGTGGCGCGGCTCACGGGGGTGGCGCCGTCCAAGGCGAGCGCCAGCGCCCAGAAGGCGTCGCCGTGGCCGGAGGCATCGCGCGGGGCGTCGTATTTGATGCTCTGGCCCGCCGGTATCCGGCGCACGGCGTGGAGGCTCGCCATGAAGGTGGCGTCTCTGGGGATGGTGAGCCGCTTTTGTTCCGCAAGGCGCAAAAGGCCAAGCGCCAGGCGCTCTTTCATCGGCGCGGTGAAGGCGCGCGGTACCACCACGCCGGGGTGGGCCTTGGCGAGCTCTTCGGCGAGCTGCCAGCCAAGCCCCGAGCGGTCGATGTCGACCCGCTCGGGCAGATACCGCGCCATCGCCGCTTCGATGGCGGATCGTTGCGTGGCGAAGTCGGCCCCTTGCAGGCTTTCCCAGTGGAGCACGCGCCACTGGCCGGTGTAGGCATCGGCCACCGGGTCCATGGCTTCGCCCACCACGACGATGACGGTGCGGTCGGCGACACGCCCAAGGTCGATGCCGATGCGGATGCGCCCGTGGCGCGGGGCGTCGCCGCGCTTGCGGCGGCCCTCACCCCCGGCCCCTCTTCCCGAGGGCGCGGGCAGGCCGTGGGCGGCAGGGGTGTCGCTGGCGAGTTCGTCGAGCAAGGCCCAGGGCAGCAACGCCCCCTCCTCTTCGGCCCACTGGCATTCGTAGAACATCGCCCAGGTGGCGGCGTCGAAGTTGAGCCGCAGCTCCTCCAGGCCCCCGGGCACGGGCATCCCTTGCGCGATGGCGTCGTGGATGGTGATGGTGGCGCGGGTGAAGTGGCTGTATTTGCCCTGGTGGTTGGTGGCGATCTTCCAGAAGAGGTTTCCGGGCACCCAGGGGGTGGAGCAGACGGTCACTCGCCCGCCCACCCGGGTGATGGCCGGCACGATCGCCCCCCACAGCGCATCGGGCCGCGGGGCCCAGGCGAATTCGTCGAACCAGACGTCGCCGGTATAGCCTTGCGCGGTGCGCCAGTTGGTGGAAAGCGCGGTGGCGGTGGAGCCGTTGATCCTGATCTGGCGGTCGGTGTCCTCGTCGATGGCGATCCCCAGCTTTTCGGCATGAGCACGCACATGGTTCATGACGAGCCGCGCCTGGTCTTCGGAGGCGGAGACGATGACCTGGTCGCGCCCGGCAGCCAGGCCCAGCACGACGGACAGGCCGATGAGGTAGGTAAAGCCGATCTGGCGGGCTTTGAGCACGCAGCGGTAGCGGGCGTCGTCGAGCAAAAAGGCGCGCTGGTAGGGAAGTAGCCCGTAGTCGTCGGCGAGGGCCTTTTCGAGAAGGTCGGCGTGGTGCGCGGCCGCGACGCGCGGGATGTCGCGCGGCTTGGGCGCGGCCTTGGCGAGGCTGTCGCGGGCCTTTTGCAGCATCCTGATGCGCATCGCGAGGCGGTGCCCTTCCTTGCCGCCGTTTGTTTGGCGCAGCAGCGCCACGGTGCGGGCGATTTCCTCGTCCAGGTGGCTGGGCATCTGCCGCAGGCGGGCGAGTTCTTCTTTCCAGCCGTAGTCGCGCGCCCAGGCGCGCAGGGTGTTTTCATGCACGGCGCAGGCTTTGGCAATCAAGGCGACCGGCTCGCCGGCGAGATAGCGCCGGCGCGCTTCCATGCGCACTTCGTCGGCGTAGAGGGGCTTTTTGCCGCGCCGCCCCGGGCCGATCATGCGCCGGGCAATGCGCCCCACGGTCTGGCGGGTGGTGCCGAAACGCGCGGCAATATCCGCGCAGCGCTCGCCGTTCCGCAGCGCTTTGACGATGGCCGAGACGGTCTCCTCGGGCAGTGGCTGGCCGCGCGGCATTTACGCCTCCTTGACCTGTCCCAGGGCTTCCAGCAGCCGCGCGGCCAGCGCCCCATCGAGGCTTTTTTCGGCTTTCACCGGCAGGTCGATCCAGGCGCGGGCTTCGTCCGGCGTCATGATGCCGGCGGCGACCATTTGCGGCAGTGCTGCGATGTCCTGCCCCGGCGGGGTGAGGTCGACGGGGGCAAGCGCCACGTCCGCGGCCCCCAGCGCGGCAAAATCGGCAGCGAGCGCGTCGATCAAGAGCCGCCGGCGGGGGCGCAGGGTGAAGACCTCGAACAGGTGCATCTGGGCCGCGACCTCATTCAAGCCCCCCAGCGCCCCCGGGGTGGCGATGCCGAGCAGCCGGGGCGGGACGCCATGGGCGGCGGGCAGCGTCTCGCGCGCGGCCTTGTAGAGTTCGATGAAGCGCCCGTCGTTGTCTTGCGCCACGGGCTTGATCTCGAGCGTCTGGCCCTCCGAGAGGGCGACGAAGAGGGTTTTGCGGGCGTTCTCAAGCCCTTTGAAGTCGGTTTGAAAGAAGCGCCGCAGCGCCTCTTTCTGGGCATCCGACAGCGTGCCGCCCGAGACGGTGATGATGTGATCCGGCACGGCGTGGTTTTGGAAGAAGCGCGCGTTGTAGGCGGCGATGGCCTCCAGCATGTCGATGAGCCCCGCCGCCGCCGCCCAGGTGGGCAGCCCGTACCAGCCCGGCTGCGCGGTGGGCTGGCGGATCATCAAGACCTGATCCTCGGCAAAGTCGCGCCGCAGCTCCTGTTGCCCGTCCCACAGGCGCTGGCGGTACCCCCCGCCCACGCGGCGGCTCATGCTCCAGGCGGGCAACCGCCGCAGCCCCACGGGCTTTTTGCCGACGCGCACCCGCTCGACAAAGGCGTTGCCGTAGGTTTCCAGGTCGATGGCAAGGGCGATCAGCCCCTCCATGCCGCCCACGAGGGCGAGCGCTTTGTCGGCATCGCGCCCGGCAAAGCCCCCGCTCACCGTGCCGTGGGCCTTGACTTCGATGGCGCGCGCGTGGGTGGGCTCGGCCAAGGAGAGTGCCGCCAGCCGCGCCGGGGCGATGGGCCACGGGCGGCAGTCGGCATCGGCTGAGAGGGCCGCGTCCAGGATGCCGGGCAGGCTTTTGAGGAGCTCGATGTCCATGCGCGCATGATCGGGCACAGCCCGCGCCGGCACGTCGATGCCGTCTCCAAATATGGAGCGATAACAAACACTTGCGTAAAAACTGGGCCGATCATCGGCGGCATGAAGATCGCCGATCTGTCCGTGCAGTTCATCAGCCTTGTCAAACGCCCCGCCAACGGCCGCGGCGTGGTGCTCAAGTGCGCCGCGGGCGCGCACGCGGTGCGGCTCATCAAGGCCGACGGCAAGCTGCATCGGCTCTACGGCATCGTCTATGCGCCCGATGCGGTGGATGCCCAGGGCGACTGGACGGATGCCGAGACGATCCGCAAGGCCGCCGATGAGTGGATGCGGGCCGGGCGCGCGATGCAGGTCGATCGCGAGCACGAGTTCGAGCCGGTAGCGGCCTTCGTCGCCGAGTCCTGGCTCATCCGCGCGGGCGATCCGCTCTTCCCTACCGAGCGTGAAGGTGCCTGGGCGGTGGGCATCCAGATCGAAGATGACGCGCTGTGGGCGGCGATCGAGGCGGGCGAGGTGGAGGGCTTGAGCCTGGCCGGCACGGCGCGCATGGAAAAGCGCAGCCTGTTTTCCCGACTGTTTCACCCCATGACGAAAGGAGACCCCGAGATGACCCCGGATGAGGTGCGCGCCATCGTGCGCGAGGTGCTGGATAAAACCGTGGCGGACGCCGAGGCCGACGCGGCGCGCGAGCGGCTGGAGAAGTCGCTCGCGGACAAGGACGCGCGCTTGAAAGCTCTAGAAGAAGAGCGCGAGCGGCTTGCCAAAGCGATCGATGAGCTCAAAGCCGAGGTGGAGACACTCAAGGCCCGCCCTGCCGGTGCGGCCGAGGGCGAGGCCGGTGGCGACAAGACGCCGGTGAGCTTCGTATGACGCCGCAACTTGCCCCCGACAGCGAGCGCCTGGTGATCCTGCGCGCGCTGTATCTGGACTGGAAAGAGGGCTGGAAGGGCGTCAAGCGCCTGCAGTTCGTGGAGCTGGGCTGCCCGGAGCACCAGGTGCGGCTGCTCATCGAGGCCGGGCTGATTCGCCGCCACGGCGACAAGCTCTTCATCACCGCCGCCGGCGTGGCCTGGGCGGAGACCTTCGACAAGGAGATTTGCCATGCATGACCTGATCAAGATCGCCAAGGGCATGATCGGCCCCGGCGACCTCAACCCCGGCGGGCAACTGCGCCCCGAGGCGGCCGAGCGACTGATTACGCTCATCGCCTCCGCTGGCTTCATGAAGGCCGTCACCACCCGGCGCATGAAGAAGATGAGCGCCGATGTATCTGTGCTGGGCATCGCGGCCCGCTCGCTGGTGCGCGTGCCGGAAGGCCAGAGCCCCACCGACAGCCAGCGCCTGGGGGCCACCCAGTCCGGCTGCACGCTCACCGCGCTGCCGGTGCAGCTCTTCCCGCAGATGTCGCTTTCCGCCCTGCGCGACAACGCCGACAACCCGGCCCTGGTGGCCGAGGTGGAGGCGACACTGGCCAACCGCATGGAGGCTGAACTCGAAGACCTCGCCTTCAACGGCACGGCGGACGACAACAGCGCGGGCTTCACCACGCTGAACAAGGGCTGGGTGCAGATCGCATCCGAATCCGGCAACCCCACCGTCAAGGTCAATATCGACCCGGCCACGGATGGCTGGCGCGCGGCGCTCAAAGCCGTGTTCGACGCCTGCCCGGATGTGTATCGGCCGCAGGCCGCCTTCGTGATGAACGAGGGCGACGCCGACGCCTACGCCTATGAGCTGGGGCAGCACGTCACCGGCCAGGCGCTGGTGGCCGATTCGCCGCTACGCCGTTTCCTGGGCCGACCGATCCTCACCAGCCCCTATTGCCCGGCGGGCAAAGTGCTGTTCACCCCGCCACAGAACCTGATCTTCGGGATTTCCACCGAGATCTGGCAGAAGCGGCGCTGGGATGACGACGCGCGCGCCTTGCGCTGGGTGTTCGACTTCGCGGTCGACTACGAGATCGCGGTCAAGCCGGCCTGCGTGTACGGCTACTAAGGAGCGGCGATGACCCCGGAGCGCGTGCGGGAACTGACCGGCTGGCCGCCGGAGGTGCCGGATGCGGTGTTGGACGCCCATCTGGACCTGGCCCGCCGCGAGGTGGCCGCGCGCGTGCCGCCCGCGCTCGCCGCCCACCCCGAGGCGCTGGACGCGGTGGCGTGGCTCGCGGCCGCATCCGCCGCGCCGGTGCTGCACACCTTCGCGCTTTCCGGCGCGGCCAAGGTGGGTCGGCTGGAGGGGGCCGTCGAGTGGCGGTTTCTGAGCCCCGCCGAGGCGGAAGGCTACGCCGCCCACTGCCGACGGCAGGCGGAAGCGTGCCTGTCGCGGCTGCTTTCCGCTGCGGGCGATTTTCGGGCTGCTGGCGGGCTTTTCGTGGCGAGCGTGTAGGGCACAAGGGCAGAACCGCGATCGCGGTTTTCAAACGGGTTTTAAAGGCATTAAACGGGGGTTTTGCGGCATGGACGAGGCGATCCGCGTGGAGACGATCCTGGAGGCGCAGGGGCGCGAGATCGCCACCACCGTGTTCGCCGGTGCCGTGTCGATCGTGGTCGGGAGCCGGATGTGAGCCTGCGTGACGAGATCGAGGCGGCGATTCGCTGGCATGTGGAGCAGGTGGCGGTCGGCCTGGTGGGCGACCTGTGGGGCAACAAGCGCCTGGCGGTGCTCTACCCGCGGCTTGCCCTGCCGCGGCGCGACACGCGCATCGAGGGTCAGGTCGAGGTGTGGCTCTTGGCCGATACCCCAGACCAGCTTCCCACCGAGCGGCTGGCGCGCGCCTGCATTGCCCCCTTCGAGGTCACGGACGGGGCTCAGAACGCCCGGCTGTGGCTTTCCAGTATCGAGGAGCGCGTCGATGAGATGAAGGTCGCGGCGCGGCTTCTGTTCGACATCACCATCACGGAGAAGTGACATGGCAACCTGGGACATCCAATCGAACTACTACTCCGGCCAAGGCGTCGTGCTCATCGGCAGCCGCGATGCCAACGGTCGCCCGATGGGCTTGAAGCCCGTTGGCAACGTGCGCGACCTCAAGATCGCCATCGAGACCAACACCATCGAGCACAAGGAGTCGCAATCCGGCCAGCGCGCGGTGGACTTCCGGCTCACGACCGAGACCAAGGCCAGCCTCACCATGACGCTGGAGCACTACAGCCGTGAGAACCTGGCGCTGGCGCTGCGCGGCGATGGCGTGCTGGTGAATGCCGGTAGCGTGACCAGCATGGCGAGCAAGTTCTACGGCGGCGCGGTCATGCCGCTGGGCCACGTCAAGGTGTCGTCGGTGGTCGTGACCAAGGGCGCGACCACGCTGGTGGCCTACACCGGCAGCGGCAGCTGGGACTACAAGCTCAACGCGGAGGCCGGCTCGATCCAGTTCAACGGCGACAGCGGCTCGCGCGCCACCAGCGGCCTGGTGGACGGCGACGACCTGGAGATCGACTACAGCTACGCCGCACAGGTGCGCGTTGACGCGCTCACGCAGGCCGCGCCGGAGCGCTTCCTGCGCTTCGAGGGCCTCAACACCTTGGCCGGCAACGCGCCGGTGGTCATCGAGGTGCCGCGCTTCGTGATCGACCCCGCCAAGGAATACAGCCTCATCACCGGCGAGGAAGCCGCAGGCTTTGAGCTGTCTGGCTCGATCCTGATCGACAACGCGATCACGTCGGGCAGCAAGTTCTTCCGCCAGTACATGGCTTGACGGCCTGACGTGACAAGGGGGTGACGCATGGATGTCGTGATCGAGCGGCTCACGCGCATCGAGACCGCGTTCGAGGCTACGCGGGCGGAAATCGCTTCGATGCGCGACGCCATCGTGCGGCTGGTGCGCATCGAAGAGCACCAGGGGTCGATCCGCGCGGAAGTGACGCGCGTGAGAGAAATGCAAGACAAGCTCGAAGAGCAGCTCGACACCATCCAGTCGCGTCTGGTCGCACTGGAGCAGGCCCGCGCGGTGGGTGTCTGGGTAGCGGGAATAGCCGCCACCGTCTTGGCATCCGGGGCGACCTTCCTGGTGACGCGAGTCATGGCCGGGGGCTGACGTGGCGTCTGTCAAGGTCTTCCGCGGCGACACCTGGAAGCGCGTCTGGGTGCTCAAGGACGACGGGGGCAACCCGGTCGACCTTTCCGGCGCGACCGCGCGGCTGCACGTGCGCGATGCGTCCGGCGCGAAGGTGGCCGAGGCATCGACCGCCGATGGGCGGCTCGTCGTCACCGCCGCGCAGGGGCGCGTCGATATGACGGTGCCCGCCGCTGCGATGCAGCTCGCGCCGGGGGCCTACCGCTTCGACCTTGAGCTGACGTACCCCGGCGGTGTCGTGCAGACCATTGAGCAGTCCACTCTGGTGGTGCTGGAGGACATGAGCCGTGACTGATGCCGTGACCGTCGTCATCCAGCCGCAGCCGGTGGTGACGGTCACGGACCAACCGCTGCGCGTCGAGATCGGCGTGCCCGGCCTGCAAGGGCCACCGGGGCCGCCGGGGCCGCCGGGACCGCCCGGCGCCAACGGGCTGGGCGCAATCAGCGCGGATGCCGGCAACGTCCTGACAACGGGTACCGACGGCGGCCTTTATGTGCCGCCCGGAACCGGCTTATCAACCTCTCACTGGTAAAGGAGACCAAACATGGCGGTCATGAAGTTTCACAAGGTCACGGCGCTCCCCGGCACGCTGGAGGGCCACTCGGTCTATCTCGTTGCACCGGCGGGCAAGCCCAACTACGTCGAGCTGTACGCCACCAACGCGGACGGGACGAGCGCGCGGCGCATCCTGAACGACGTTGACATCCAAGCGATGATCGACGCGAGCATCGCGGCGTCTGGCGCTGGCGTGGAGATCGTCGCGGACATCGCGGCCCGCGATGCGCTGACCACGGCCAATGGAAAGTACGTGCTGGTGCTCGACGCCAGCGCCGATCCGACGGTGAACTCCGGTGCGGCCTCCTACGTGTGGCGCTCTGCGACCAGCACGTGGATCAAGCTCACCGAGTACGAGTCGATGGACCTGTCGCTGACGTGGGCGGCCATCAGCGGCAAGCCGACGTCCTCACCTGCGGCGATCGACGCAGCGGTGGCGAACAGCCATACCCATGCCAACATGACCGAGCTGAACAAGATCGGCGAAGACGGCAACGGTGACTTCACCTACAACGGCCAGCCGCCTCGTGCGCGGCTCGAAACCGCAGGGTGGTGATCCGTATGGCGTCCGTTGCGGTTTGGCTATGGACGGACGCGCAAGGGGCACAGCATAAGTGCCCCTTGGACGAACCGCCGCCGTGTCAAGCTGTGGCGACGGAGCAAGATGTCGATGCGTGGCGCGAAGAGATTCTGAGCGAGCTGGACCGGCTCGACATCAAATCGATTCGCGCGTTACGCGAAGGCAACACCCAGCGCTTGACTGAAATCGAGGCCCGTGCATCGGATTTGCGCCGTTGGCTGAAGGGGCTTGCGAATGCCGGTAATGCGGTTTGAGAAGGTCGTCGGCGCGCTGCCGTCAACCCTGACCCCCAATACCCTGTATGCCGTGCGCACCGGGGCGGGGTTCGACCTGTACGCGTCGGACGCTACCGGCAGCATCGCGCACAGCCTCAACGCGGGCGGCGGCCTGACGACCAACCTCGACGCCGTGCCGTGGGCAAAAAGGCTGCCCACACCGCGCATCATCGGCGACGCCAACTGCACGGCTCTCAAGACGTTGGCCCTCGGTGGCAACCGCCAGTACTTCATTCCGTTCTCGGTGCCGCGCCAAGTCGTTCTGTCCGGGCTGCGCATATCGGTCGCTACCGCGGTAACAGGCACGGCTGGCGTTGGTATCTACGACAACACCGTGGTGTCGGGCAGCGACTCCCCCGGTTCGCTGTTGGCACAGGTTTCAGGCGGTCTCAGCACGGCGACAACGGGAGATAAGACGGGCACCTTTGCCGGTGGAAATCTGACGCTAACCCCCGGCATCCTGTACTGGGCGTCCATCATCGGACCAGCCGCGACGTTGCGGGCGCTGCCTGTGACGGCGATCGGAATGGCGCTCGGTCGGACAGCCAACAACACCACCGCCATCACCCATCTGTACGCCACCGGCACTGCGCCGACGCTGCCCGCCACGGCTCCGACGTCGCTGACTGCAGGCACGGGGTCGATCCCCGCCATCTACATGATCGAGGCATGACCATGCTCACCCTGGAACAAGCGCAGACTCTTCCCATCACCCCGGTCAAGGTCAAAGACCTGCCGGCCTTCCTGCGGGCGGTCGAGCCCATTGCGCGCGAGCTGGCCGACGGCGACCTGCTCGCAGCGATGACCCGACATGCGGACGGCGTGATCGCCGCCACGGCCATCGGCGCGGGCGTGCCGCGTGCCGAGCTGGAAGAGGCCACGCCGGACGTGCTGGTGGCGCTGGCCACCCGCGTGCTGGAGGTCAACGCGGATTTTTTCGCCCGGCAGGTGCTGCCACTCATGACGGCGGCAGCGGAAAAGATCGGCTCGATCTCGGGGCAGCCATTGACGACTGGATCGTCCGGCTCTGCGGCGCCGGCATCGGGTACGACGCGGTGATGGAGCTGCCGTGGACACGCGCACGCGATCTCATCAAGGCCGCCTCCAGGCTGGAGCGCGAGCGGCTCTTGCTGGCGGCGGTGGCGGCACGCGCTGCGCAGGCCGACGAGAAGGATTGGCAGAAGTGGGTGGCGCAGGTCAGCGCCGAATGAGCCACAGCAACACGCTCAGCGCCCCCCACAGGAAGATGAGCAGCAGCACCCCGGCAATCCCGAAAACCAACATCAGCGCCACGACTGCCACCGTGATCGCAAGGCCCCACCAGCCGCCCATTTCCTGCCAGTGCGCGCGCCAGTGTTCGCGCGTGAGCAGCCCGGCGCGCCACTGCTGCCACAGCACCCACAGGCAAAAGCCCATCACCACCAGATAAGGCCACTTGCCTTCCTTGATCATGGCGTCCTCCAACCTTGCTGTTCAAGTCCGGCTCGAGCTGCAGACCGCGCAGGGCGAAACCGCGCTCAAGCGGTTTCAGTCGGCGGTGGACGCGGCGCTTGCCAAGCTGCGATCGCCCAAGGACGTCGGCATTATCAAGCAGCTTGCCGCCGAGGTCGAGGCAGGCAAGCGCAAGCTCGACGAAATCCCGGCGCAGTGGCGCAAGGACGTCGAGCTGATCACGCGCGCCTCGCGCGGCGCACGGCTGCTCGACGAGGTGGGCATCCAGCAGTCGCACGCGCAAATCCAGCAGTCGATCCAGCGGCTGCGGCAGGACTTTGCGGCGCTCAAGAGCAGCGGCGTGCTGTCGCAGGCGGAGCTGTCGCAGGCGGCGGCGCGCACGCGGCAGCGCATGCTGGAGCTGGCCGAAGGCCTCAACGGCGCGCGCAGCGCCATGCAGGGGGTTGGCAACGCCTTCGCCGCCGTGCAGCGGGCGTTTGCGGCGCTGGCGGCACTGAGCGCCGGATCGCAGCTCTTCAAGGTGTCCGACGAGATGGCGCTGCTGCGCGCCCGGCTGTCGCTGGTGGAGGGCGGCACGCAGCGGGCGGGCGAGCGGCTGCAGCAGCTTTTCGACGTGGCGAAGCGCGGACAGGCCGATGTGGCCGCTATCGGCGAGTCGTATGCGAAGTTCGCCGCTACGCTGCGCGGCATCGGTCGATCGGGCGACGACGCCCTGCGGCTGACCGAGGCGCTGACGCTGGCCCTGCGGGTCTCCGGTGCAGGCGCGCAGGAAACGTCGGCGGTCATGCTCCAGCTCGGCCAGGCGCTGCAGCGCGGCAAGCTCTCGGGCGACGAGTTCGCGTCCGTCGCCGAAAACGGCGGCAAAGTGCTGGACTATCTGGCCGAGGCGCTCGGGGTATCGCGCGGCGAGCTGCTGCGCATGGCGCAGGCCGGCGAGCTGACCACCGACAAGGTGCTGCGCCTGTCCGACGCGCTGGAGCGCATTCGCAAGGACGCCGAAGCGCTGCCCCAGACCGTCGGCGGCGCAGCGCAAAACGTCTCCAACGCTTTCAAGCGCTGGGTGTCGGACGCCGAATCGGTGGGCGCGGCGGGCCGCGCCATCATCGCCATCCTCAACTTCGTCGCCGACAACCTCAACGCGATCATCAACGGCGCATTTGTGGCTGCCGCCGGCGTGCTGCTTGCCAAGCTGCCGGCGATCATCACTTGGGTGCGCGCGGTCGGGGTGGCGATTGCGGCTGTTACGGCGGGCGCGCTGGGGCCGTGGGCGATCGCCATCGGCGGCGCCGCTGTTGCCGTGGGCGTCTTTTGGGACGACATCAAGCGGCTGTGGTCGACGCTCTCCGACACCGAGCCGCTGGCGCGCGCCAAGCGCGCGGTGGAAGACCTGAGCGCCACGCTGGGGCAGCTACAGGGTGCGGCGCAAACGGCGGCGCAGCAGCTGCAGCAAAGCATCGCCGATGAGACCGAGAAGGCAAAGGACACCATCAAGGGGCTGCAGGACGCCTACGGCCAGTTTGTGTCCGCCACGCAGGAGCTGATGCAGCGGCGTGTCGCCGCCATCGAGGACAGCTACGCGCAGCAGCAGCGCGCCGCACAGCAGGCCGCGCAGTCCGAGGCGCAGTCCATCGCCTCCGGCGTGCAGGCGGTCGTCGATGCAGAGGGCCAGAAGCTCGCCGCCATCGCCGAGTCGCAGCGCCAGATGGAGGCCGGGTGGCAGCGCGCATACGGCGCGGCGATCGAGCTGGCGCGGGCGTCCAAGCAGGACGTCGAGGCCATCGAGCGCGAGGGGCTTGAGGCCCGCATCGCGCTGTACAGCCAGATCGAGGACGCCTACCGTGCCACGGTGGATCGGCTCATCGCCGAAGAGCAGCGCCACCTCGATGCCGTGCGCCGCGCGGAGGAAGAGCGGAGCAATTTGCGCCTCTCGACCGAAGACCGCATCCGCGAGCTGGCGCGGCGCGGCATGGATGAGCAGGCCGCGTACCAAGACCGGCTGCTGCAGGTCGAGGAAAAGCAGGCGGCGGCACGTGCCGCGCTGCAGCAGGGCAACTTCGAGCTGGCCAAAAAGCTCGCCGAGGAGGCCATGCGGCTGGCCGAGCGCAGCGCCAGCGCCGCCGGCAAGGGGATCGAGCAGCAGGAGGCGGCGGCCAAGGCCATCGCCGAGATCAAGGAATCCGCCGCCATCGCCGACCAGGCGCTGCAGGCGCTGGGCGCGGCGCATCAGCAGGCGGCACAACAGGCAGCCGCCGGGGCGCAAGAGGCGAGCGCGGCGCTGCAGCGCGTCGCGGATGAGGTCACGCGCCTCAAGGCCCAGCTGCAGGAGGGGGCCACGCTGCAGGTGCAGGTCAAGGCTGACGACGCGCAGGCGGCCATCGAGCGCATCCGGGCGCTGCTGCAGGCCCAAGAAATCGTCATGAGCCTCAAGGCCAACGCCGACGAGGCGCTGGCGGCGCTGGAGCAGCTCAAGAAAGACGTCACCAACACCGAGCTGACCGCGCTCGTGAGGGCCAAAACCGACGCAGCGCTGCAGGACATCGAGCAGCTGCAGCAGGTGGTGGAAGGCGCGGACATCCAGCTTGGCGTGTCCTTTGAGCAGGCACGCAAGGGCCTGCTCGACTTTCGCCAGCAAACCGAAGACCTGCTGGCCAAGCCCACCAGCAGCCAGCACACCGTCAAGCCTGACGCCAGCCAGGTGTACGCGGTGCTGGAAGACATCAAAAAGCCCACCTCCAGCACCCACACCATCTACGTGCGCCGGGTGGAGGCGCGCGCCAGCGGCGGGCTCATCGGTGAGGGCACGCGTGGCCCCGCCGCCCCAGGCCGCGCCATCGCGGCGTTTGCCAGCGGCGGCCCGGTGGGCGGCTTCCCGCTCATGCGCGCCGGGCGCGTGCCCGGCGTAGGTAACGGCGACACCGTGCCGCGCACACTGCAGGCGGGCAGCTTTGTGCTGCGCAAGGCGGCTGTGCAGCACTACGGCGCACGGCTTGGCGATGTGTTGCGCCGCCTGGTGCCGGGCTTCGCCAGCGGCGGCATGGTCGACCCGCAGGACTACGCGACGAACAACCCGACCGTGCGCCGCCTGCTGGACGCCATCAGGGAGGCGGAGCGGATCGCCGCGATGTACGAGGCCGAGGCGGAAGAGCTGCAAATTCAGTTCCAGAAGGAAGTGCGCGCCATGAAGGGGCGGCGCTTCCAAAGCCTCGCGGAATACAACGTCGCCATCACGCGGCAGGACGCACTGCGCGATCGGGCAGACGATGCACAGCTGCAGGCCAAAGAGCAGCGCACCCTGATCAAAAGATGGCTGGCGGAGCTGGAGAAATACCGCATACGCCGTTACGCCAGCGGCGGCGCTGCCAGCGACACCGTGCCCGCCATGCTCACGCCGGGCGAGTACGTCGTGCGCCGCGATGTCGTCGCGCGGCTGGGCACGGGGTTTTTCGACGCGCTCAACCAGATGAGGCTGCCCCGACGTGCGCTGGACGCGCTACTGCAGCGCGCCTGGCTGCCCGTGCGCGGCTTTGCCAGCGGCGGGCTGGTGCAGGAGGCCGACCGTGTGGCCTTCAGCACACGCCCGGCGCCGTCGGCGCCGGTGGCCGCATCCGAGCCGGCCATTGCGGCGCGTGCGCCGACCGCGAGCCTCACTGTGCACGTGCACGGCGTCAGCGACCCCGAGCGACTGGCGCGGCAGATCGAGCCCCACCTTCAGCAACTGATCCGACTGAAAGCAGCATGAGCCACCGCCTCCTGTTCCAGCCGCACAACGCCATCGCCACGGCCGCCCTGACCGCCTCGTCGACGCGCGCCTCGCGTGCCTGGCGTCCGCTCCCCCTGGCCAGGGCCGGGTCGGCTGCGCTTGACCTGACCGGCAGCTACGACGCGCCGCAGGCCGCAACGCTGGAGGTGGAGGCCGTAACCGGCGGCGCGCCGGTGGCGAGCGCGCCGCGCTACGCCGGCGTCGGCAGCGGTCGGCTCGTCGTTGACGCAATCGACCCGGGCGCGACGGCGCAGTCCATCACCCTGACCCTTGCCAGCCTGGGCGTCGCCACCGAGCATGCGTCGCTGGATGTGGCCGGCGCGCGTATCGTCGCGCGTGTGGCGGGCGACGCGGGGAACGACATCCGAATCACCGTCACGCCGCGGCTGGTCGTTTCCGACGCCCACATGAGCACGATCGTGGAGTGGCCGGCGGCGCAGGCCACGCAAAGCTCGCCGCTGTGGGAGCCGCTGCGCGGCGAGCCGCTTCGGCAGGGTAGCGTCGCGGTGGCGCAAGCGCCGCGGGTGCGCTTTGGGCACTTCCCGCAGGTCCACCGCGTCTACAAGGTGTGGCAGGACGGGGCATGGCACACCGGCCTGTCGCCTGCGCCGACCATCGCCATCAAGGCCGGCACGCCTGTCCACAGCGTCAGCGGCAGCTACGACATACAGGTCACAGACGGCACCACCACGGAGACGTACACCGGCATCGTCACCCTCTATGACGCCCTCCAAGCGCTGGCCGGCAGCGCGCTGGTGCGTGTCGATGGCGTAGTGGTCGACGATCGCACGCCAGGCGGCATCGGCGCCGTCGACATGCCGCTCATCTCCGGCGCCTACGTCGCGGACATCCGCGGCGAGGTGCCCGTGCGCGACGTTTCGGCACCGGCAAACAGCGCCATCACGCAGACCATCGAACTGCGCTGCATCGACGCCCAGCTGCGCGGCATGGAGGTCTGGAGCGTGACGGGCACCGTCAGCGGGCGGCTGCAGGACGCCATCACCGGCGTTCCCTACGCCAGCGACGCCGTGCACTTCACGATCGCCGCAGCCGCCACGCCGCCGGCGTCGCCATCGGCGGAGCGTGACACGGCAATGGCGCGCGTGCAGCTGACTGGCCGCGGTGACAGCGAAAGCGTCCCGCGTGTGTGCGTGCGCGCCGCCGCCGGCGCCCGTGCGCGCCCCATGACGGTGCGCTTCACGTACCGCAAGCGCCCCACAGATTCCTGCGTGTGCCCCGAAATCCCGCCGTTTTCGCGGCGGGCGCTGGGGCTTGATCCTCAAGGAGCGGCTATGCCAGACATCGACCCTGCCTACCAGACGCGATTGCGTCAGCTCTACGCGTGGCGCGACAACGCCGTGCGGGCAAATACCTTTTTTCATGCGTCCTATCAAGCGACCAACATTGACGGTGAGCTCGTCGCTTACGAACTTGACCTCGATTTCATCCATCAGGCGACCGCCATTCTGGCGGACTGCCTGGCGCAGGTTTACAGCGAGCCTGCCGCCCTGACCGCGTGGGACGACGCATTCGCCACTGCGCAAACCGACCTGCAGCCCGTCTTCAACGCTAAGATTCAAACGAGTTTGGGCACACGCTACCTCGATCGCATCAAGACCGCCTGCGACCGCGTGCTGGTGGAGGCCGGCATCGTCCCAAAATCTAACGCCAGTGGCCCCTCGGGGGCCGGGTCGGGCTACTGGCAGGACAAACCCGGCGAAGCGTACTGGTGGGAGGACGAAAGCGGCACCTACCTGCCGGTCTTCACAAACGAGCTTTACTACAGCGTGCGCCGCAGCAGCGACGGCACCATCACGCCCACGCACGAGTTTGGCCTCTTTATCGGCTGCGGCTGCACGTCGTTGCTGCGCCCCGGCGACTCTGTGGAGGTCGTGCTGTACGGCGAGGATGCGGCTGTGTCGGGCATCAGGCCGGACGCAACCGCTTACATCGACGTCGTCGCTATGGGGGCCGCGCAGCTGCGCGGCGGCGTCAGCGGCAGCGACACCCGCACCTGGAGCGTGCGCGGCAGCGTAAGCGGCGAGCTACCGTCCTACACGCTGCCAGCCGGCGGCACCACCCCCCACACGGCGGCGGGCGTGACGCTGCACATCGAGGACGGCTCCATCCCCTTTGCGCTCGGCGACACCTTCACGCTCGACATCGAGGACTCCCGCCTGCGCTGGCGCATCAACGACGACCCCTGGGGGGCGCCAGCCGACGCCGCCCCGTCCATACCGCTCGCGCACGGGCTGACGCTGCGCGTGCGCGCGGGCGCTGCGCCGTCGCTGGTGCCCGGCGACCGCTGGCGGTGGGCGCTGCTGCAGCCCCATTCCGCCCTGCACGTGCAGGTGCCGGACGATGACGTGTGGACCTATGACGGCCCCAACGCCAGCATCACCGCGGCATGGCCGAGCGCGCAGACTGTGCACGTCATCGCGGCGGTGCTGCACGACGTGCCGGACAGCGCGACCGTCACCGCCAGCGTGAGCGCCGATGGCAGCTCGTGGTCGGCGCCGGTCCTTATGGTGCGCAACGGCCCCCTGGCGCTGGCCGTACTGCCGGCACCCGTGAGCGCCAGGGCGCTGCGCATGGACATCAGCGGCGCGGAGGGCGGGTCTGTGCGCTGGTGGTGGGCCGGCACCGGCTTCGGCACGCGGTACGCCGCGCGGACGACGCTACGGCGGCAGTGGGCGCTGTCCAGCGGCGACGGCATCAACCCGGCCACCCTATGCGCCGGCAGCGGGTGGGGCGGGCAAATCGAGTGGGACGTGCTGCTGGACAGCGAGGCGCGCGACATCCTTGACGCCCTGCACCAGCACCAGCGCCACGGCTGGCCCTTCATCGTGGTCCCGCACCTGGCGCACCCGCAGGACACCGCCTTTGCGCGCCTTGCCGTCAGCGGCGTGGACGTGCAGGACGAGTTCGATTTTCAGGCCGACGACCGACAACACCGCGTGCTGCGCATGAGCATCCCGCTGCAGGCCGTGTATCAGTGAGGCGACGCGCATGCTCTGTTTCGAAATAGACGACGACCCGCCTGTTGCGCTGTGGACACCAGACGCAGGGCCAGGCCAACACGCCGCCGCCATGGGCTGGCCCCTGCTGTCGTCCGTTGACCCCATACGGCATCCCTTTATCATCAGCACCGGGGGCGGCGGAGAAATTGCCAACGCCACCATCACGCTCGACAACGGCAGCGGCACCCTCTCGGCCTTTTGGGGGGACACCCCCCCACTGCGCAAACGTGCGCGCGTCCGGCGCGGCGACCATATCCTCATCGAAGGCGTCATCACCGCCATCAGCCTGAGCGAGACGGCCCGCGTGACGCTGCAGGCCGGCGCCGCCTGGTCCCTGAGCGACCCGCTGCCGCTGCGCACCACGGCCGCATGGGGCGAGTGGAAGCAGATGCGCACGCTGCCCCTCGTCTATGGCAGCGCAAGCCTGGCCCCGGTGCAGTACGACCGCGAGGGGCGGGTCTTTCTGGTGGCTGACCACCCCATCGCCGCCGTCGACGCCGTTTACCGAGACGACATCCCCACCGACGCCTGGCGCTGGTATCACGCCACAGACAGCACCGGCCATACCTGCGCGTGGATCGAGCTGGCCACCCCGCTGGCCCCCGGCGAAAGCCTGCGCGTGCACCTGCAAGGCAAGCGCTGCCCCCGCCGTGGCGCGCTCCTGCGCGAGCCCCACGACATTTTGTACGACCTCCTGGCCGACGTTTGCGCCTACCCCGTAGATGCCGCGGCGCTGCAGCGGCTGCGCGAAGAGTACGCCGGCTGGTACATCGGCACCGCCTACACCGAGGCCATCTCCCAGCGCCAGGCCATCGATCGCATTTGCGGCTCCATCGGCGCGGCGTGGTCGCTGGCAGCGGCGGACATCGCGCGCCGCTGGCCCGCACGCGCCGACGCCGCGATGATGCGCGTCGACCAACAGGCCGCTGGCGCCAGCGCCCAGCTCACCGACACACAGCTGGCCACCGTCGTGCGGGTGCTCTACGACGTCGGCGACCACGACGGGCGGCCAAGGCGCGCGCTACAAATGGCGGCTGTTGAGCCCATGCAGCGCTACGGCCGCCTCGAAAAAGAGTGGACCGCCCCGTGCCTGCGCGAGCCCTGGCAGGCGCACGACCTGGCGGTACGCCTGCTGCAGCAGTGGTCCACCCCGTCGTGGGCGCTGCGCTGGAGCATGCCCGATCGCGCCGACATCCGCGTGGGCGATACCGTCAGCCTGGCACACCCGCGCCTGCCTGTGACGGGCGACGTCATCCTCACCGACGTCCAGCACGACCCCATGCGCGCGACCCTGCACTGCGAGGCGCAGGCCCCCGGCGGCGCGCCGCCGTCCGTGGTGGTGGAGCGGCTGTCGAGCCAGATCGACCCGGTGATCCGCGCCGGGACAGCCGTCGAGTACCAGGACGGCACCGCCACGTTCACGCTGCTTGGCGACCGCGGTGAGCCGCTGGCCGGGGCGAAGGTGATCCTGGATGGGGCCGTCGTGCGCTACGCCAACTCCTTCGGGCAGGTCAGCTTCAAGGCGGCGCGTGGTCGCCATACCCTGCACGTGCAGGCCGCTGGATACGCGCCGATGGACATCGAGGTGGAGGTATAGAGGTGAGGCGCATATACACCGCACAGCCAGCGCCGGCAAGGGAGGTAGGCCCAAGCGTCAAGCTGACCCTGCGGCTCGCCCCGCTGCCGCAAGACACGGCGCCGGAGCAGGCGCCAGCGCCACCGCCACCGCCGCCGCCGCAGCGAGCGCCGGTCATTTATTGGCTGGGGGCTGGCTACGAAGCCGACTCCGAGGTCGTCACCGACGACGGCCCGTCGTATTGGTACGGCACGCCGACGACCCTGCCGCTGACCACACGTTTCGTGTTTGGGGACGGATCACAGAACGATTCCGAGATCGCGGCCATATCGGTGAGCGCAGCGCCGCCGACGCATTGGAGCGTTCAGGCCCTATATGCGGGCGAGTGGCAGGCGTATCCGGCGTCATCGTTGGTCGATCACGGCGACTGGATACTGATACACATTGAAGAATCCGACGAAATGCCGGAAGAAATCGAGGTCACAGCGCATTATGACGATGGCACAACGTCGAACACGTTACGGATGACGGTGCGAATTTTTTGGGCGTGA